TTTAAATACTGGTGTATCTAATGCTGCAACAGGTTTAGGTTATGGTTCTGCATCTTATCAAGCTACTGTATGTGCTTCTGATACAAGAGCATGGAATCAACCTACATCTATAGGAGCTAGTGATTTCTCAAGTGAGATAACACAATGGAGTTTAGATAATTGGGGTGAAGATATAGTAGCTAATAGAAGAAAAGGATCTATTTACTATTGGGATACTGATGCATCTACTACACCATTAAGAGCAACAAAAGTATCAGGTAGTACTAATTCTACACCTACTACTGTTGATAGTATTATAGTATCTCCTAATGATAGACATTTAATTGCATTAGGTGGTAATGAATTTGGTACAACAGCTAGTCCTACAGGAACATATAATCCTTTAACTGTTAGATGGTCTAATCAAGAAGATTATACAAACTGGGTTCCATCTATAAGTTCTACTTCTGGTGAAGTTATATTAGCTGATGGTACAAAAATAGTAGGAGCAAAAAGATCTCGTAATGCTATTAATATATGGACTGATAATGCTTTATGGTCTATGACTTTTGTAGGTCCACCTTTTGTATTTCAGTTCTCACAATTAGGAACTAACTGTGGTTTAATAGCTCAACATGCAGGAGTTGATTATGATGGTAGAGCAGTATGGATGGGATATGATAACTTCTATGTATTTGATGGTCAAGTAAGAAGTTTAGATTGTACAGTAAGAAGATTTATATTTGATAGATTAAATATGGATCAAAAAGATAAAATATTCTGTGGAATAAATTCAGAGTTTAAAGAAATAATATGGTTGTATCCTTCTACAGATTCTACTGAATGTGATAGTTATGTAGTATGGTCTCCTGATGAAAACTATTGGTCTTATGGAGATAGTATATTTACAACCTTTGCAGATAAAACAGTATTTGGAAATACAATAACAACAGGTTTACAAGGAACAAATCCTGCATCTAATAAATTATTTAATAATGAAGTGCAAGGTTTATATACAGCAGATGGAGTAGCAATGTCTTCCTTTATTGAGTCAGCAGACTTTGATATAGATTCTGGTAATGAAGTAATGTTTTTAAATAGAGTTATTCCTGACTTTGATTTAAGTGATGGTAGTTTGACATTTTCAATTAAAACAAAAGACTTTCCTGAAAGTAGTACATCAAGAGAAAAACCAAATCCACCACATACAGTAACAGGTTCAACAGCTAAGATAGATATGAGAGCAAGAGGAAGGCAGGGGAGAGTTAGAGTTTCTTGCAACTCAGCAGGTACTAGCTGGAAATGGGGTTCCATTAGATTAGCAATTCAACCAGATGGTAGAAGATAATGGCACGTTATCCAGCAGTACCTAGAATATATGATTATTTAAAAGATAATCCTGAAGCTGATAGAGTACATAGAGAAATATCACAATGGGGTGCAGCATTAGTAAATCAATTAGATACTAGAGATTTACAAGTAGATGCTAAACCTTCTACTAAAATATATTCAGTAGTTACTATAACTGAAATAGGTAGTCCACGTAAAGGTGATATAGCATATGCAGCATCTGCAGGTAAGTTTAAAGGTTATGTTAGTACAACAGCAACACAAGCATGGGAAAATTTAAATTGAAGAGTAATGAATTTTTTAAGTTTCTTAATGAAAGTACTTATATAGGTAATATAAATACAGGAGAAGTAATACCACCAAACATGTATAATTCACAAGAAATTGTAAAACCTATAGCAGACTCTTCAAAAATAGTGTATAATAGTAATAGTAACTTTATTGCAGATAACACTAAACCACAATCAAACTATATGAATATAAAGAATATAAAACTATGACACCACCAAATGAATTAGAACAACTTGCAGAATTTCAAGATGCAATACAAAGTGATGAAGGACTAGAGAGGTTAAGAGCTATGCAATATCTACAACAAATGAACAATCAAGGAATAATGGGATTGCCACAGGTAAGACAACAACCTGTTATACAAAGAGATAATGGTGGTCGAATTACTTTTAAAAATCTTGCTGAAGTTGATGCAGCAAAAGAAGCAGGACAATTAAATGTAGGTGATACATTTTTAGTAGAAAATATGCCAGGAGAATTTACAATAGATTCTGATGGTAGTATTGGTCAATTAGAATTAGATGCAGGTACTAAAGCTATGATGGAAGAAGGTACTATGACAAATTTTGATATTATTTCAGATCAATTTGATCCAGAAGGTAATCTTAAATCTGATTCTTTTTTAAAAAAAAATCAAGATGGTGGTCCTGTTGTTAATAAATTCATGGGTGGTGGTTTTGCAGACATTATTAAACAAGTAAAAGATTCAGGTGTATTTAAACCTACAGAAAATACAGGAACACCTCAAGTTATATCAACAAGTGTACCTTTTATGGGTGGTTCTGGTATAGCTACTCCTGATCCTAATGTATCACAAGCAGAAGCTTTAGATAATCTTAGAAATATGACAGGACCTTTTGGAGGTGCTGTAGGTTCAGGTATAGCAAATGTATTTAAACAAGGTTTAATGAATATGCCTTCAAGAGGTGCAGAAGGATTAAAAGAAACAGTAAATTATCAAGAAACACAAGAAGATCCTATAAGTTCTCCACAAGCTATGAATGATGAAATAGTAAATACTCAAGGAGAAAATGTTCCTTTTAATTTTGGTGCTGCTAGATTTTTATCAAATGCAGGTGGTCCTGTACCTCTTCGTGAAAATACTCAACAAGGTATATTTGATAGAGCTATTCAAGGTGGTAGAATAGATACTGGTAATTTTAATCCATATAAACCTCCTATTCAACAAGAAAGTAGATTTCAACCTATGCCAAGAACAGATAATATAGGAGAAACTGGTCCTATGGTAGAATATACACCTCCTTTTTATGGAGGAATGGCAATACCACCAGGAGGAATTAAACCTATAATGGTTCCTGCAGATCAACAAGGTAATCCTATGCTGCCTTTCTCAAAACAAGTTATGACAGCAGAACAAGGAGGATATGTACTAGACTTAGCAGGTGGTGGTTCTATAGCTGATACAGCACAAGGATTAGCAGGTTTTGGTAGATATGGAGATAATATGCTTGTTCATATGAATCCTGATGAAGTTGCAGGATTAATGTCTCTTGGTAATTTAACAACTAATCCAGTAACAGGATTACCTGAAGCTTTTAGTATTGGAAATTTTTTTAAACCTATAAGAAAAATAGTAAGTGCTGTAACTAAACCTATTAGAAAAGTTGTAAAGTCTAAAGCATTTAAAGCATTAGCTCCATTAGTATTAGCTGTTGCTGCTCCTTATGCTCTTGGTGCATTAGCTCCTAGTGTCTTTGGTGCAGGTGCTACTGCTCTTGGTGGAGCATTATCAACAAGTGGTGCATTAGGTTATGGTATTGCTACAGGACTAGGTTCTATGGCAGGTAACTTATTAGGTGGTGCTAGATTTGGAGATGCTGCTAGACAAGGTTTAATGTCAGGAGCTACTGGTGGTCTATTTAAAGGACTAGGAAGTGGTAACTGGATGGGTACTGGTAATCCTGCTACTGCAGCTAATATAGGTAAAGTTACACAAGTAGGTGGTGCTAAAACAAATATAGTAGAAGGTTTAAAAAGTCCACCACCAGGAATAGGTGGACAAGGTAAAGTTGGATTTGGTTTAGCAGCTTCAGGTCCAACACCAGTTGCTGCAGCTCCTGAAGCAATAGGTAGTAATATACTTACAACTCCTGGAGGGATAGAAGCTTATACTGGAACAGGTTTACAACCTACTATAACTGCAGAAGGTGTACCTACAAATATTGCTCAAAATATACCTACTTCAAAATTTAGTAATATACAATATATAACTGAGGGTGTACCTTCAGCTCCTGAAGCAACACGTACAGGTTTCTTTGGTAAAGGACCTTTATCTCCTACTGGTGGAACATTAGGTGGAGAAGGATATACAGGTAGTACATTTGATAAGATTAAACAAGTAGGTGAAAATATTTATGCAGACTATGCTAATCCAAAAGGTGTAGCTAAACTTGTAGGTATGGATTTAATGCAGCCTAATTGGGATGAAGTATATGCTAGTGAAGAAGCTATGGAACAACAACTACAAGATATGGGTTATACTATTGATACAGGTTTTGATGGACAAAAAGTTATTAGAGATTCATCTGGTACTATAATGCCTAGTAATTTAACTGCAAAAGAACTTCTTGATAGAGCTTTAGGTAGAACTCCTAGAACTCGATTAGCTGATCGTATTGGTTTTGAACCTAATGCAAGTCAATTTGCAGCTAAAGGTGGATTAGTATCATTAGCACATGGTGGAGAATTTAGTGGTAAAGTAGAAGGAGATGGACATGGTATGGAAGATAATGTTTACATGCCTATTGTTGAAAAAGGACAAGGTCAACAAATAGGAACATTAGCTGTATCACCTTCTGAATATGTAGTAGATGCTCATACAATGTCTGCACTAGGAAATGGTAATGCAGATGAAGGAGCTAAAGTAATGGATAGTGTTATTGCAGGTGTACGTAAAAAAGCATTTGGTACAACGCAACAACCAAAAGAAATAGATGGGCTAAATGCTTTAATGCCCATGATGGAAAGGGCATAAACTATGGGTATATTATCTTCAATATTAGGTGACAGACCTTCTACTCCTCAAACAGGAGGTTTTACAGTAGGAGCTGAGATACCTGATGAACTAAAACCTTTTTACAAAGATATACTTGGTAAGTCTCAAGCACTTTACAATGAAAGTGTAGCTAGAGGTTTTGAACCTTATACAGGTCCTAGTCTTGCAGAGTTTACGCCTGAACAACAACAAGCTTTTACAGGATTAGCTGGATTACAAGGAGGTACTGCTCCTGTATTCCAAGAAGCTATGCAAATGACAAGAGATGCAGCAGCTCCTATAACTACAGAACAAATAGAAGAGTATATGAATCCTTATCAACAAGCAGTTGTTGACATAGAAAAAAGAGAAGCACAAAAACAATATGAATCACAAGTAGTACCACAGTTAGCTGCTAAAGCTGCAATGGCTCAACCTTTTGGTGGTAGTAGACAAGCTATATTAGAAGGTATGGCTGCAGATACACAACAAAGATTACTAGGTGATATACAAGCTAAAGGAAGTGCACAAGCTTATCAAGATGCAGTAAACTTAATTAACAATCAAAGAACTGCATCAGGTCAAGCAGCAGGTCAATTAGCTACTATGGCTCCTAATCAATTTAAAACACAACTTGCTGAGTTTGGTGCATTACAAGGTGTTGGTGAAGAAAAACAAAAGTTAGCTCAACAAGCTCTTAATGAAGCTTATGGTCAATATCTAAAAGAACAAGAATATCCTTATCAACAATTAGGTAGATACCAATCTGTTGTAACAGGTGCTCCTATATCTACAAGAGAATATGTACCACCAGTAGAACAACCTAGTGCTACTAATCAATTACTAGCTGGACTAGGTACATTAGGTGCAACTTATGGAGCCTTTGGTGGATTTAGTCCAGGTGGATTTATGGGTATGAATAAGAATGCTAAAACTGGTGGTGGTATAGGAGATCTTCCTGTAATTAAAAGACAAACAGAAGGTCTAGTTTATGAAGGTGATCCTGAATTTGGTTTAGGAGTTAATACTCTTACTAATCCTCAATTAATTGCTTTAGAAGAAAGACGTAAATTATTAGAAAGATTAAATAAAGAAAGAGGTTCTAAATTTTTTAGTGGTATTAAAAGTTTTTTTACAAATGATGATAAAGCTAAAGCTATTGCAGAATCAGGAGATGTTTATAGTGCAGAAAATACAGCTAACACACTTCCTAAAATAGGTGAAAAAATATTACAAAAAACTGGATGGGATATATATGGTGATATAGCAAAAAAAGGATTTACAGTAGGTAAAGATGTTGCTACATATCCATATAGATTAATAAAATCTGCTTTAGAAATACCAGGTTTTGAAACAGCTGCTACTAAACGAGGTGATATAGAATCTATGGTTTCTATTGATCCACCAGCACCAAAAGGTTCTGAAGTTACAGATGAAGGCATTAAAGCTGTTCTTAAAAAAATGAATGTAGATTCAAAAGAAGATAGTAAAACAGATCCAAACAAAGTTCTTACAGATAATAAAGTTAAAGAATTAAAAGAACTTCAAGAAGAGTCTGATAGATTAACTAAAGAACAACAAGAAAAGAAAGATAAAAAAGATCCAGATAAAACAGATGAGCCAGATATATATGCAGATGCTAGAGCAGCAGAAGAAGAATACTTAAAAGCTTTATCAGGTAAAAAAACTAGAATACAAGGTAACTTAGATAAACTTGGTATACAAGAAAGAGAAGCACAGTTTGGTAATTTAGCTATGTTATTTTCTCGTTTAGGTACTAAATCTGGTTCTGTTCTTTCTGCATTAGTTGAATCAACAGGAGAGATTTTACCTGCTGCTTTAAAAACTAAAAACGAATTTGCTAAAGAAGAACGAAGACTTAAAGCTGCTGTAGAAGATGCAGAGTTAGGTGAATTAAAAACTAAAGCAGATATTAAAAAAGCAAGAGCTAAATTAAAATCTTCTACTGCTCAACAAGCATTAACTAATGCATTAGAAGAAAGAAAAGTAATAGTTAAAGAACGTGAAGCTGCAGTAAAAGAATGGAAAGCTAAAAATCCTGATGTAGAAATACCTGGAACTGTAACTAAAAATATGAAAGATAATGCATCACTTAAATTAAGTAGTTTTTTAGATAGTATGAATGATGATCAAACAACAAAATTACATTCAATTATTAGAAAAAATTCAGGTGCTGAATCTGATGCAGATATTAAGAATTTTTTAGATGTTGTTTTAAAAGATGAAAAAATTCAATGGCAAATTGCATCAGAAATAAATAATGTTAAAGCTCAAGCTAAACAATACAATAAACCATATACAAATGATATAGAAAGACAAATTATAGCTAATACTGTTACAAATATGATTATAACAAATAAAAAATTTAGTGATAAAGCAGATGGACTAGCTGCTTTTAGATTTCTTCCAGCACTATCTACTATTAATTTCTTTGATTAAAAATTAAAATGGCAGATTCAAATAATAAAATAGAAGCAACTCCAGATTACTTTGGTAATGCTTTAAATATATCTTCTCAAACAACACCAGATTATTTTGGTAATGCTTTAAATACTCCTTTATCACAAACACCAGATTATTTTGGTAATGCTTTAAATATATCTACAACTCCAGATTATTTTAATTTAGAAACTTCTTCTACTATTCCTTCTGTTTCTCTTCAAGATGCAACTCCTTACTTTGATGAAGACTATGCAAACTCATGGACAAATAGATTTAATATAGCTACAGATAATATGCAATCATCTTTGTATAAAGGATTAAATCTTGTTGCAGATAGTTTAGATGAAACATTTCCAGAAGCAAGTGGTAATCTTAAACAATATGCTTTAGAAGGTATTGAAAGAAATAGACAACAAATATCTGAAAAACCTCAACCTACACGATCTGCATCTTTTTCAGATAGATATGGTGATATTAAAGGTGAGTTTAGTGAAGGTGATATATTAGGTGGTATTAAAGAATCTTTATCATTAGCTAAAGATTTAAGTGCTGAAGCTTTACCTTCATTAGCTATAAGTGGTGGTGCTTTAATAGGAGCTTTTGCTGCAGCTCCAGTCATAGGTGCTGTTCCTGTAGTAGGTGGTACTGCTGCAACTTTAACAACTTTAGTTGCTCCTCTTATTCCAGGTTTTCTTATGGGTGGTGGTGAAACATATGATGAAGCACAACGTAAAGGAGCTACACCAGAAGAAGCTGAAAAAATTTCTTTAATTGCTGGTGGTGCTATAGGTCTTTTAGATAGATTAGGTGCTGCTGCAGCTATTATGCCTTTTATTAAGTCTTTTGGTGCAGATACAACCATAGATATATTATCTAAAGGATTTTTAGCAGAGGGTGTAAAAAAGAAAATATCAGAACAGGCTGGAAAAAAAGTTGTTGATGAAACTATTAAATCACTTAATAAAGAATATGTAAAAAAGAACATAGGTAAACAAGCTCTTCTTATAGGTGGTAGAGCAGCTACAACTGAAGCAATTACAGAAGCATTACAAGAAAGAGTACAGATAGGTGCAGCAGGAGAAGCTGCAGGTCTTGGATGGACTCCAGAAGGTGAAGATATAACAAAAAGAATGATAGATGCTGCAGCTATTGGTTTTGTTGGTGGTAAAATGATGGGTGTAGGATCAGGTACTCTTACAGGTATTAATAATAATAATTTAGCTAAACGATCAGAAGAAGATGAAAAACATATTACAAAATTACAAGAGTTATTTGAAGGTAAACAAAATGAAGATGAGTTAGCTAAAGCTATTATAGATTATAAAGAAGATAATAAAACTGGTTTACTTACACAAATATTAGGTAGATCTATGACTCCTTTACAATCTTTTGGTTTACGTAGTAAATCTGGATTTGAAATTGTAAATAAATTTGAAAATTATTTTAATAATATAAATGCTGATATAGGAAATTTTAGTCAAAGAATTGATGAATCATTTCAAGATATAAGAAGAAGTATTAAATTACCTTTACTTATGGGTAGTATGAGTAAAAGAAAAAATAGAGAATTATTTAACTATCTTGAGTATGGTACTAGAAGTAAAGATGAAAAAGTAAATCAAGCTGGTGAAGTATTAAGAAGTGTTTTAGGTAATGTTACACAAAATCAAATTAAAATTACAGATAAATCTATAGAAAAAGCAGTAAAAGAAGGTAAAAATACTTTACCTGAATTAGAAGAAGCAAGAAGAAGAAATAAAATTACTCCAGAAAATTATAATAAATTACAAAATTTATTTAATACAATTAGTCAAAGATTTAATCAAGGGTTAAATGATATACAAAATAGAATGAGTAATCCTCCAGAATTTTTAAAAACTTCTGATGGTCAATATAGTAATACAGAACAAGATCAAGGTATATTAGAAACTCAAATGAAAGAATCTCCTGAATTTAAAGAATTACGTAATACTGTTCTTATTCCTTTAAAAGCTACTGGTTTAATTGGTGAATTATTAGGAGCAGGTGTTGATATAAATTTTGCAGAAAATTATCTTAGTCGTTTATATAAATTTAATAATCCTTTAAGAGCAAGAAAAGCAAAAAAAATAATAGCTGAACAATTAGATGAAAATGGAAAGAAATTAGGAGAGGGTAGAGCAGGAATTATAGTTGATAATGTTAGAGAACATGAAGGACATCACGTTCCACCTGCAGCAAATGTTGAATTAGATTTTGATCCTAATGAAGAAAACTTAACTGATATAAAAGAAGATATTGAAAAAAATAGAAAAATTGATGATGAAACTTTTAAAAAATTAGATGAAGCAGGGTTAGTTGAAACAAATGTTAAACGTATTATAGATAGATATTTAATACAAGCTACACAACGTAAGAATATAAAGTTATTAAAAACTTTTACTGAATCTCGTTTACGTAAATTAAAAAAAGAAGGTGGTAAAGGTCAAATAAATAAAGATGAGCAGAAACAATTAAAACATGTATATGAAGCTCTTCAAAATAGATATAAACCTATTAAATTTGAAGGTTATAAAAAATTCCAACGTATGTTTTTAACCTTTCAATATATGCTTACATTACCATTAGCAGGTTTAACAGCATTAACTGAACCTATTGTTGTACTAAGTAGAGTAGGACCTAAAGATGCTATATATGGTTTAACAAAAGCATCTCAAAATGTATTAAGACAAGCAGCTAGAAGTATATTTCCTAAATTAAAAAAGAGTGAAACTGAACAAGCTTTTAAAAGTATATTACAAGGTTATGATGGTACATTAGCAGAACGTCTAGGAAGTATTCAAGGTGTAGATATAGCACGAACTGTAACAGATAAATTTTTTAGAGCTATTTTACTTACACAGATTACACAGTTAAGTCGTGATATAGCTTTTCAAGCTGCTAGAAGACAAATTAAAGAAGATATAATAACAGTAACTCGTCAAAAAATAACAAAAAGTAAACCTACAAAAGGTTTTTTAGATGCACGTAGAAGATTACTACAACAAGGTTTAGATGAACAAAATTTAAAATTAAAAGATAAAAGAACTATTAGAGGATCTGAAGCTGTTAAATGGGCAGAAGGAGATATACAAGGAGTACCTCCTGCTATAATACGTAAATCATTATCTAAATTTGTAGATGAAATTATTATGGCTCCTAATGCAGTAAATAGACCTCTATGGATGTCTAATCCACATTTAGCTATGTTTGCACAATTAAAAGGTTTTATGTTTACATTTGGAAATACAGTAGGAATGAGAATGTGGAGAGAAGTATTTAAACCTTTAGCAAAAGGAAGAGTACCTTTAGGAGAAGCAGCTAAATATGCGATTGCTTTTTTATTAATTGCAGCAGGTAGTATAGGTATTAGAGAACTTAAAGATCAAATAAGATATGGAGATGAGCCTAGTAATTGGAAAGATTTAGAAGGTTTTGAAGTATGGAAACAAGCTTTAATAGCTAGTAATATATTTGGTCCTGGCACTATTGTAGATCAAGCTTTAGATGCTGCAGAGTATGGAACATCTGCTCCATTAGTTTTAGCAGGTCCTGGTGCTCAATATTTAGGAAGACTTGCTGATGCTATAGGACAATATAGAGGTGGAAATCCTAAAGCTTTAGCTAAGATAATATCTGAATCAATTCCAGGTGTATCAGCAGTATTTCCAAGTAAAAAACCAGTTATTAGAGAAGGTGTTACAGAAATTTTAGGAGGAGAAGAATAATGCAAGATATGACAATGCTATGGAATGCTATACTTACATTAGCAGTAGGTGCATTTCTATGGTGGATACGTGGTACTAATAATGACATAGCTAAACTGCGTGATGATTTAAAAGAACATGCATTGTCTGATGCTAAGACTAGAGAATTTATGGCTACTAATTATTCTACACGTAAAGAAGTATTTAATGAAATGAATAAACTACTAGCAAGATTTGATAAGCTAGAAGAAAAACTAGATCGTTGGATGGAGAAACAATAATGTGGAAATTCTTTAGTGAGAATGAATTAAAATGTAAAGGTACAGGTGAAATAAATATGGATGAAGAGTTCATGGAAAAGCTTGTAGCTATACGTAATAAACTTAATCTACCTATGACCATTACCTCTGGATATAGAAGTAAAGAACATAATGAAGCTATAGGTGGTGCTAAGAACTCTCCTCATATATATGGTAAAGCTGTTGATATAGCTTGTCATGGTGAAAAAGCATATAAGATTGTACAACTAGCTTTAGAAGAAGGTTTTACTGGTATAGGTGTTAAACAAAAAGGTGCACATGGTTCTAGGTTTATTCATATAGATACTATGGAAGTAGGTCCTTTAGTACCTAGACCTTGGATATGGAGTTATTAATGTCACCAGTATCTATTACTCCAGAAGCAAACAAATACTTATCAAATACAATAAATGAACACAAAGCCCTAGGTGTACAACTATCTATTGAAGGTGGTGGATGTGCAGGATTTAATTATAAATGGGAATTTGTTAATTCAGAAGTAGAAGATATTAATCAAGAAGAAATTATTAAATTAGATAAAGGTTTATTATACATACATCCTACTGCTATTATGTATGTATTAGGTACAATTATAGATTTTACTAAAGATGTAGCAGGAAGTTATTTACAAATTAATAATCCTAATGCTACTTCACAATGTGGGTGTGGAGAAAGTTTTGCTTATGGCTAAATATTTTTTATTTATAATTATATTTTTATTTACATTACAAACCTATGCACAAACTAATACAGTAACATCTACAACATCTACTGTATCTGGCACTACATCTGTAGATAGAACTCCCTCTACAGCTAGTGCTCCCTCTATTATGAATAGTAATCAAGATGTTTGTAGTTTTGCAGCTAGTGTTGCAATACAGTCACAGATATTAGGTATAGCAGGTGGTAGTTCAGTACGTGATATGAACTGTGAAAGACTTAAACTATCCAGATCTTTATATAGAATGGGTATGAAAGTTGGTGCAGTTGCTTTACTATGTCAAGATGAAAGAGTCTTTCAAGCTATGGAAATGGCAGGTACACCTTGTCCATACATGGGCAAAATTGGAATAGATGCTGCTAAAGAGTGGGCTAATAATCCAGAAAAAAGACCTGACTATGACAAATGGATAAAAGAAAATGCTATTAAAGAAGAAGAATATATTTCTGATGAAGGTGCTCTTGGTATCTTCTCTGTTATTCTTATGTTGCTCTTTATCTAATGCACAGATGTTGCCAGAAGGTGACACAGTTACTCAAGAGATAGAAACTGAGCACATTGGTGAAGGACATATAGATACAATAACAGAAACAACTACAACTGTTGAACACAAAACAACAGGTGATTTACTACATAAAGATACAGGTGTCGTAACCAGTAGGTACGAGGGAGATATGGATCAAGATTGGGGAGGGATTGGTTCAGCTAGTATGCCAAATTGTAATACACATTTTGGTACAGGTAGATGTGGTAAAGGTACGTCTAACTCACATACAACATTTGATCAGTATGTAGACATAAGTGAATTTCATATATCAAATGGTGGTGCTTTAGAATGGGAACTACAAATGCATCATTCACAAGCAAACACCACAGGATATTTTCAAACAAAAGGATATAATAATAATGTTCTACAATGGGATACAGGACAGATTACATTAGAGAATAATCAAACACCTACAACATACTCAGGAGCGTATGATTTTGCAGGAGATTTGGATAAAGTATTTATAAGAGTAGGTGGAGCTAAAAATTATTTCTTTGATAATGTAGAATATACAGTTAATTACAATCATATAACTACAGCAGTAGAAACATGGATAGAGATTGTTCAGCCTGGATTAATGGAAGATCAGATAACAGTAGAATTAATAGAGCAATATGAAGTTGCTACACCAGAAGAACAATATCAAATGGATGAAATGATGGAAGAATTTGATATGGTTATGACCTTTGAGATGCCTATTATGGACTATCCAATGGAAGAGATAGCTATAGAGATGCCAATAGAAGTTGATACTATTGGTGTTATGATGGAAGAATATAATGAAGGTACTATATCATATGAAGAAGTTATAGTAGAGGTTCAGGAGATGGTACAAGAGATACAAGATATAGGCATGGAAGTTGATGTATCAATGCCTACACTAGAAGAAGTTAAAGAGGTTGCTATTGAACAACCAATGGAAGAACCAGTAGAAGTAGAAACAATAGAAGCTGAACCTGTTATAGAAACTGTTGAAGTTATAGAAGAAGTTACTGAAGAACCTGTAGAAATTGTAGAAGAAACCAACGAAGAACCTACAAAGGAGGTCGCTGATGTTTCTGAAGACAATAACATGGAAGAGATTAAAGAAGAAGCTAATGAAGAGACTGAACCACAAGAGAAGGAAATTGCGAATAACGATATGGAATCAGAAGAGGTGGATCAGAATGAGCCAAAGAAATTAGAAGTTACTAAACAACAACAAAAGAAACAAGATAAAGCTAATCAGGTACTTAATACAATACAATCACAATATGATCCTGTAGCACAACTTACTACTATAGCATTAGTTACTGCTCTTGGTCCTGATATACAACAATATCAACAGCAAGATATAGTACAACAAATGCAATGGTATGAAGCAGAAGAAATTTATAATGATGTAATAATGTCTGATCCTTTAGGAGATTATATCTCTGTTAGATCTAACTTACAAATGGAAAGGATGATTCAACAACAGTATGAGTGAAGTAGAATATAAAGGAATAAAATTAAAGGGTAGTAAATTGTTATTAATTCTGCCTTTGCTAGGAACTTTAGGTGGTGCTTTATGGGCAGGATTTGAAGGCTATGCAAGGTGGGTAGCTATGGAGAAAAAGATAAATGAGTATGTGGCTCCTGATCTGTCTGGTTTTACTTTAAGACTAGAAGTATTAGAAGAAAGAATAGTATCATTACAAGAGAATGTTAATATAGAAACAAGTACATTAAAAGAACTGGTAGGTGCAGCACAAGATGATGCACGTACTATACGTACTGATATAAGAAATGATGTACATGAAGCACATGATCAAATAGCTAATGTAGATAAGAGATCAAGAGCTATGGAACAAGATGTAAGAACTTCTCTTAGACAAACAGAGACAGATCTTAGAACTATGATTGATCATGCAAGTGATAGGTTTGATTCTAAAAGAACTGCAATCGAGTCTGATGCACAACGAAGAATAGAACTAATAGATAGTAAGCTAACAGCATTAGAAACAAAGTTACGTGAGATGTTGCAACGAGCTTTAGATAATCCTTTAGCAGGACAGTAATTAGAACCCACATTTTTTTATAAGTTCATTTACTTTTTCTTTACCTAATATTTTTAAAGAATTAACTATACTTTCATCTAGTTTTTCAGGTGTAAGATCTATTTCTTTTTCACTTGTTGCTCCTCTTATTCTTGATAAGAGTTCTAAAGCTTTGATAGCACTATTAGTATGTCCTTCTTTCTTAGCAAAAGCATACTGACTTTCTATCTCATCTACAACATTAACACTTGTTTCTAATGTACCTTCTAACTCTTGAATACGTTCATTAATTTTTTCACTTAAAGGTGTATCGCCTTTTAAAAATTTATATCCTTGAGTATGTGCATATTTTTCTGCATATCCTGCTATACGTGCAGCTTCTGCAGCATTATGTCTTAATACATAAGCTTGACAAAACTTTTCTTGCTTATCATTTAATTCCATGAATGAATTAACCAATGAATAATACCTGCTGTAGTACCTACTATAACAGCATAGTAAAAAGAAGTAACAAACTTACTACAGTTCTCTACCTTCTGGTTCTCCCCATTCAAGAATGCTTGGATTTTGTTTATATAATTCTGGGTCCACGTTGGGAGTAATTTTCCAATCATTATTTTTCCTATCTGTTTTATCACATCCTGCATACATTATCTTTATATCATCAGGACTATCTTTTTCAAAGTCAATTATTTCATCATAATAAGGACCAACTTTTGTTTGAAAAGTATATTGAAGCATGGTTTGACAGTTAGCTTCACTTAAATCTTTAGAGTAAGGTGCACTTTCAAACGTGGTACACTCCCCATTAAAACAAATGAGGAGCATAGCTACATAAAATATATCAGGCATTTAAAACACTTATTATTATAATACCAGCAATTACAATCCCAATAATCCACGCAACTTTTTTATCTTGGTCAACAACTTTTCTTTTAGATTTTCTAGCCATGAAATTTCTCCTTGTAAAGTTTTTTTAGCTGATAACCACAGCCATTCTTCTTCAGTATATGGGAACATTTTTTTACCTTTTTATTTTAAATTTATCATAGCTACGTGCACCTGTGTAGCCTAAATATCCCACTCCAAATAATGTTATAATAGGTTCTGGTATAGCAGTAAGCCAACCATTAAAACCTTCTATTAGTCTTTGTGAAAGTTCAGGATTAAAAGCATGAACAATAGCCATAGGAATTGATGTTAATATTAATAAGTACACTACATATAAAAATGCAGGTCTTGCCCTAGATGTCCAAGGATCTTTTGACTGAGCTTCTGCCATAATAACAGAGAGCTGTTGTTCAGCTTGTTTAAACTTTCCCTCTTGTGCCTGTTTAACCATTTGAAGTTTTGCTTCTTCTCTAGCTTTAGGATCAGGTACTACTCTATCAATAACCTCACCCACAACAGGTAGTAGTTGTGTAAGTAAATTTAGCATGTTAATCTCCTTTGATACATGTTCCAATTATACCCTCTTTCGTAGTAGAAGTCAAGTATATTTTTAAATGTTTATAATCTTCCCATACATGTTTTGCTTTATTCAACCACCACTCATGGTCAAACAAAGATACATGTACATTCTCTCCTTTATATTTACCTGTAGTAAATGTTTTTAAAGCAGGTTCACCAGATACATTAATGAATACTGTTTTGTTAGACAGACTACATATCTCTCTGATAATCCAATCTAAATCTTCTTCAGGTATATGTTCAAGTACATCAGTACATATTACTAAATCAGATTTTTTAGTAGGTAATTTATTATGTTCTGGTACACCTGGATCATATAAAAATAAATCTTCTATACCCCACCATAGATGTAAAGGTTTATCAAAGTTAGGTATTTTCTTTTTACGATCCATATATTTATATTCTTTTTTATAAGGATAACCTTTACCACAACCATAATCTAAAATAGATTTACAATTATTAAAATTTATTATATCATAAATATCTATAGCAAAAGGTATTAAACTTATACCTTGAAACTTAGTATCATCTTCATGTAAATGTTTATAAGCTTCTATTAGTTCTAAATATTTTTTAGAAGGTTTAGGTTTCTTAGGCATTACGTAATCATCCATCAAATGTTTCCTTAAAGGTTGGTTTTTTAGGTGATACATTCCATAGAGCAGTAACTAAAGTATCTTCACCATATAAATTTAAATTCATTTCCATAGGTGGATCATTAAAAGTTCTTTCACAATCTTGTGCCATAGCTAGTAACTCACCAGTAGTCCAGAAGTATTGCTCACCTACACCTACTTTAAAGTATTTAGGTTTAGGTTCTTCATCTTCAGCACCTGTAGTTTCTTTCTTTTGTTCTTCAGTAGGTTCTTCCATACAAGAATCAAAACCAAATAAATCAAAATGTCTAAATCCCATAGTATGCATAATACCTAGAGCTCTCATGGCAGCACATGTACCACCTGTAATAAGAGTAGAGCCTTGAGGTATACCTATATCAGGATTAAGAGTAACAGAATTATTAACCATCTTTTTATTTTGTTCTGCAGGATCACGCAATGATTCTGTAAATGCATGCCATCCATGTATTTCTGCACCTTTATCTATTAAGTATTCAGTAACAGAAGGATCAGTCATAGATGCTACAAAGAACTTTGTTTTCTTTTCTATCTTTTTAAATAATTCTTTTCTTACTATACCATGTGTACTTGTACCTGTAATAGGTCTAGGATCAAGAACAATACATGCCCAAGGTAATATACCATTATCTATAAGTTTAGGATAAGAATGTTTAACACATACAATTTTACTATCAGGATTGTTTCTTACATGTGTTTTTAATTTATTAATATTTAAGTAAGGACCACCTGATACAAGAATAACATTACCATTATGTAAAGGAAACTTACCTAACCATGTATCAATAAGTTTTAAATTACTTCTAATGTTATCTCTAATAAAATCTTTAGGTACACAATCTCTAGGATGCACAACTATAGGAACATTCAATAATTTTTTAGGTACATCAGCAAGTTTATTATCATTTAATACTACTACTAAATGTGTATGTCCACCACCACGTACTAAATCTTGTGAAGGTATTACCCATCTACGTACACCATCTTTCTTTCCTTTAGGTAAACTTTCTACAATTTTATTTGTACCATGATACTGTTCTGGTGCATTATTTTTATCTTCATCTTCTCTAAAATAATTATCTAATACAACAACAGGATTATGTTTTAAATTATCATAGTCACTTTTAGTAGTAGCTATACTATTACCACCACCTATTAAAACAAAGTCAGCATTTAAATCATCACAATCTTTTAATGTATCTTTAGAGTTACCTTTACCTAGTGCAAATGTAAAGACTTTCTTTTTTTCCATCATCTTTTTTCTAAAGTCTTGAAGTCTTTTTATTACAGCAGACTTAGTATTATGAGCTTTAAGATTAAACTCTTCATTATCTGTTTCAGTTGTACCATCTTCAAATAAATCAAACCCTCTATATAATAACTCATCTTGAGTTTCAAATGCAGCAAGAGCCATCTCAATAGCACGACCACCATTCCAAGTACCTACTTCTATAATAGATTTAGGTTTATACTCTCTTATAACATCAGCTAATTGTTTATATCTATTAGGTACTATATCTTGAGATACTGTATCTTCTGATAAAGCTACTAATCTATTACCTTTATCATCTCTAATAGCTAGGTTCTTTATGTTATCTACACCTTCAAAGTGAGCAATATAATCATTAATTTGTGGAAGATCTTGTATCTTCATACCATGAGCTTTATAAATATTTAATAATCTTTCTATTAAGAAAGAGTCATGCCACTCTCTATATTGTAATAGCTCTCCTGAATTATAAGCACCACGTAAGTCACCAAGTAAATCAAGAGCAGGTCTTTTATTTAAATTAAAAGCTATGAAAGAAGTATCAATATAAAATGTTTTATCTGGATAATTTCTAACACCTCTATAAGCTACATCACAAGCTTCAGGTAACATAGCTAGTATATCATCAGGCACTAACCTTTTAGAAGCAAGAGAGTCAGCATCAATCCAGATCAACCATCCTGCATCTTTAGATTCTTCTGATAATTCAAAAGCTTTTTCAGTTAAAGCATATACTTTATGTGCCCATCTAAGAGAATCAAGATGCCAATTATAAGGTATAGTATTATTTTCTGTACCATTATGTTCTTTATTTACTTCAAAATAATTTTTATATTCTTCTACATCTTCTAAAGATTTTAGATCTACATCTTTAATAGAATAATTTTTAGGATCAAAGTCATGGTGATAAGCTGTAAACTTTATAGAAGGTTCCCAATTAGTTTTTATTGATTTAATTAAATGATTACCTACAGTATTATATATAGTTTCATTAAAAGATGTAACAAAATTTATCTTTGTCATATCATATAATCCCTATCAAATTCAATTATACGTTTCATCTTTAACCAATCAGCATCACTACACCATTCAACTGCATACTTACCTTCTATTGCTCCTCTTGGTTTCCAATCTTTAAACCAAGGACCACCAGTAGTAAAGTGTACATTCTTTGCATCCATATCTTCTGGTGAATGACCATCTAACCAATTCCATTCTTCAGGTATCTTACCTATATCTGCTTCTTTATCAGGCAACCAACCAAATCCATGTAACCATCTACCTGTTTGTGTATTAACTACTTCAGGTGTAAGCTTTTTATTTGCATCATGTCCACAATTAAACATCATAAGACTAGACCAGTTCTTTCTACGATAAGGATGTTGTTCTTTACCATCCATCTTTGTAGTTTTTTCTGGTTCATATTTATGATGAACACAATACACAGGATAATAATCCATATCACACAAATCAAATAGTTCATTAACATCTGCACGTAAGTACATATCTGAATCCATAAACAAAGCTTTACCTTGATACATATTTAAAGCAGGTACTAAGAATCTACTAAAACTAAACTCTGTAGAGAAAGGTCTACCATCTATAATATCATAAGGTTGACCATTTATTAATTCAGACTTACGTGTATATATACCTATATGTTCTAGTATATTTTTTCTTAATGGCACAATACGTATGTTCTTACCTGATATTCTTTCTATAGTAAACTTTAAAACTTCGTATGCTGTATCTTCTTTTGGATCATATCCTATGTAAACTGTATTCATATTATCTCCATGTTATGAGGGAGTGAAAGGAAATATAAAACACTCCCTCACTTTAAGTTAGTGTATTGATATTTCTTTTGGTCTTTGTTCTTCAGGTATGTTATGTGTTAAACTAACACTCAATACACCATCCTCAAACTCAGCATCTCCAACCTCTATATTCTCTGCAAGAGTAAAATCTTTAGAGAAAGATCTTCGTGCTATATTCTTATGAAGATAATCTCCATTAGAATTTTTAGAATTAGACTCACCTTTTATAGTTAAGGTATTGTCTTTTAATTGTATACTTAACTCATCTTTTTTAAAACCTGCAACTGCAAGTTCTATTTTATAATTACTTTCTCCTTCTCTTATTATATCATAAGGTGGATATTCATTAGTTGTTAAGTTATTGTTGCTGTGTAGAGATACTAAGTGATCCATCAAATGATCAAACCCTATAGCATATCTATTTATATTATGAAATACACTCATTATTTATCCTTTCATTAAGCGATTAATAGAGAGACTACGCTGAATACTGTATGGTAGTTTTAACCAGAACTCTCTCATAGAACCCATTATGGCATTCTATAGTGTAATTATGACACAGTTTATTTTAAATGTCAAGAACTTTCTTTGAATCTACCTAGTCTATGATACAATGCTTCAAACTCTTTCTTCTTTTCAACAGGCATAACAAAATCATCTTGTGTTTTCAAAGTAAATACTATTAAATCTCTTATTAAATCTATATCTGCTGTTGCAAATATTGGTTTACTTTCTTTCATTATAGTTTCCCTTTCTTCATCATTATAAAATGCCCACTCAGCTATTTGTTTACTTGTTCTAAAACAACCAATACAAATATCATTCTCTAGTGTACATACACCAACACAAGGTGAACGAATTATATATCCACCAACTCACATACACCTGCAGTACAAGCTAGTTCTTGTGATCCTTTCGTATTATCTTCTTTCTCAAAGTCTTGTAATTTATTCCAATCAATATTCGTTGGCATATTTTTTGCTAACTTCTTGTAAGTCTTCTCATCTATATCTTGATAAGGTGCTTGTTGATATGTATGATCAGAGAATGGTAAGAAAGATATACCACTTACATGTTCAAAGTTTTCCCAACACCATGCACCCACAGGAACCCATTCTTCTTCCTTAACACTTATAGTTACAGAAGGTTTATGTTCACACCAATGTTGAGCATAACATTTCCATATCTCTAATTGTTGAATAGCTGTCATGTCTGTTCTGCATACTGAACCTTTAGGAGCCATCATAGGAAAAGAAAATACAGTTTGATGTTCTGGTTTTAAATAATCTGGCTCATTAGGTATACCAGATACTTTCATAAACTCAGTTAATGGATCTTTATTATCTCCTCTTACTGTTCTAATGTAGTAAGGATTATGTCTAGCATGTATACCACTAGCACTATCAACTAATTGACTTACAGTACCTGAAGGTTTAACACAAGTAATAGCTGTTGATTGTGGTATACCTAACTTCTTTGATAAAACCTTATTAGTTTCTACTGCATGTTTCTTTAATACTTCTAGTCTAGGTGCAAGTCCATCAATAGTATTAAGCTCAACACAATCCATAATACCTGTCAGAGATACACCAAGTAGTCTTTCTTCTTCTGTATTGTTCTGCCATCTCTTACGAAGATAACCAAAGTTTGTAAAGGTAGATTGTATTGTACCTAGTATTGTAGCAAGTTTAACTTTCTTTGTTAGTGTAGTCATAGTATCAGTAGAACGACACACAACTTCAGTTAAATTACAGAATTGATTAGGTCTTAATATAATTTCACTACAAGGATTAGTACCAAAATCCCATGATGCATCTCGTCTACCATTCTCTGCAGCTTTAGATTGAGCAGATGCTCTATTAAACATCCCTCTCTCACCTGATTTACTTTCATATAATGATAACCATTCCTTCATAAAGATACCTACATCAGGTTTCTCTGTATAAGCTACAGAGTTATTTGCTAATGCTCTTTGTGGATTTTCATTCCACCATTCACCCATCTTAGCAGCACGTATTCTTTGATCAGATAAGTTAGATAAAGATATAAGTGCTGATCTACGTACACCACCTACAACTACTACCTCACCTGTCTTACAAACAATATCATGGCACTCCATAGAAGAAAGCTTTCTACCTCTTGCACCTTTAAATTTAAGAATAGTAAAGTCAAACAAATCAACAAGAGGTTGAGGTCCACTAGCTCTACCACCAAATGTTTTTAATCTTGCACCTGCAGGTCTAACTTTACTAACATTTATTTTAGGAACTCTACCTGTGTAGAGATAAGATACTAAATCTCTAAATGCTTTTGCCCAACCTTCTTTAGAATCAACAACAGATACTACATCTTCTGTATGTTCAAACTCTACATCAGGAATAGTAGGAAGTTTATCAGCGTACTGTCTTTCAACAGAGAAGCCTACACCTGTACCATTCATAAGTATATATAACACTTCATCAAATGCTCTTGGACTATCAATAGGAATGTAAGAACAGTTATAACCTGCAACATTCTCTCTATCTAATGCATCACCTGATGTCATTAATGCTCTCATAGATGGCATAACTTGTAATGAAAGTATAGCTTCTTCTAATTCATCCCATTCTTTATTTTTAATTATACTATTATATTCATTATCTATATGTTGTTTAAAGAAAGATATAAGTCTGCTTACAGTTTCACTCCAACTCTCTCTTCTACCTTTGTCTTCTAACCAACGTGAATATCTAGACATATGTATAAATGATTGATATTCAGTAGGTAAATAATTACTTCCCATTAATGATGCCATTTAATTTTCCTTTCCATACTTTAGTTCTAATATTAATTCTGCATAATGAATTACTTTTCTAATATCTTCTATACCATTTTTTGTTTTGTGTCGAGTTATATATTTTACCACATTACCCTCTAAGAAGTCAAGATTATTTTTAACAATATAATCTACAGGTTGTATAACACAATCTTTATAATGGCTACCACCTATTTGTTTATCACTAGGTTTACCATACTCATACTCATATTCATATGTACCTTTTTTTAAGGCATCTTCTTCAGCATCTCTTCTCTTCATATAATCTCTATAACTTTCTTGAGACCATCCTCTATCCTCTTCAGGATTTATCAAGGACTCTTCTGATTCTTTGTCTGACATATTTTATCTCCTTTGAATTAATTACCTTTATTGCAAAGCTTCTTGTATACTGTGCATCCATACCTGCACTTTCACAGATATACTCAAAGTTATCACATGTAACACCTACACTACAGAAGAACCATGCACGAGCATTTGCTCTTTCAACACTTGTACGTGGTGATTCTACTTTAGTCTTTTCTTTTGTTGCATCTAACAATGCTTGAAATATAACAGATAAAAATAACATACGTTCAGGACTACTGTTCTCATGCTCTTGTATCTCTGCTAGTATCTCAATGTATTCTTCATTCATTAGTCTTCTATTATTTCATCTCTAAATGTATCCTTTAACATAGATGCAGCTTCGTCTGCTTCAGCAGCTAACTTTATTTGTTTGATAAACTCATCAACAATTTGTCCATGCTCTCCTATGCCAACAGGATG